ATTATCAGTGGCAGTGTCAGTGGATGTCAATTTACCTAACTCTAATCCTGCACCCAGACCACCTAATGAAGGCAATACCCGCTTGATACCTTGCTGGATTGCAGGAAGAACTACAGGAGCAGCCGCTTTGGCTAGAGGTGCTAGTTGTTCTCTTATGAATTCTCGGGCTCTCATCGAGGATATCCCCGGAAGGCTTGCACAGGACTTGCTGTGCTGGTGCTGGGTATTTCTTGGCTGCGGAGATCACCTTTGTTGAGATCACGAAATTTAGTGCCTATGGCCTTGTAAGCCATTTTCAACTTGTCGGCTTCTTCCTGGGTATAAGGTGCTGCAATGTCCCACCGCCCGGCCCAGGATTCACCATCAACATCAGGAACAAAAGTTCCATCGGTAGCGGCTGTGGCCATCATCACACGATTTAATTCATACACTCTATCGGCTGGATAATCAGCAAATTTATGGAGACCCACTGTGGCAAAATTTTTCCTTTTGGTAAGTGCGCCTACTTGTTCACCTTCAGCGATAAACTCACTGGCTCGCATGTTATCTGCCGTTTGAGCCTGCTGTGGCAGATGTTGCTGTGCCCAATGCTGTGGCAGTGAATGCTGTTCCTGTCACAATGTTTAGATAGTTTCCTGCACCCACATAGTATTGTTGCACACTATTACCAGGAACCACAATAGCATTGGCATACAAGTTGCCAGTGGATGTGGTCATGGCGGCATTTGCAGTAACGCCATTGGCCTGCACATAGGTTAACTGCACCACCGAGACTTGAAATGTAACATTAGACAGTGTTGTGGCAATTTCCACTTTGTCTGTGGTCCAGACCACATTGCTTACAGAGTTAACAACTTGAATAGCCATTATTTGTTATCCTTATTTAGATCTGCCACTGCCACAGGACGGAACAGATTTGTGGTCTGACTCAGCACGCCGGGAATCATCACAGGTTGGTTACGCACTTCTTGTGGGGTGGGTGCAGGCGGATGTCTTTCCTGCAACCGGGCCATGGTCTCTGCGTAGGATTGAAATTGTGTGGTCATATTATCTAAGTCCTGCAATTTCCATCATGCGACGCAGTTCGTTATCACCGTTATATCCCATGCGGTCATCTTGTCCAGCAATCACAGGAATTGTGGTCTGCCCAGTTGACTTGGGACCATTCAATCCACCGCTGTACATCATGGCATCGTCTGTGCCTTCTTGGTCTGTGGGATAGTCTGGCTCGTTTTCTGTAGCATCTGTATCACCATAGGCTTCGTCCATATCAGTTTTAGGAAGCATTTTGTTTGCGGCTTTTGCTGGAATTGTCACAGTGACTCGCCCACCGGGTTCTTTAGACGTATAAACCCAATCGCTGCCAGATTTCTTCACATCAACACCACCATCAGCGGTGACCGTCATGTCATTAGGCAGTTTAGGTGGTTCTGCACCCCAACGATCTTCATCCACTAGCGGATCAAATGGATCTCTAGCCATTCCGGATTGCCTTGTTGATTTATCAAATACTGGAGGATCGTTTGATTTCCTCATCTGTGGTGCTTTATCAATGGTCGGAATTTTATCGGTTGGTTTTGCTATTCCAGGCTCATAAGGACTTTTAAATACTTGTGCGGCAAAGTCATCCACTTCTTTTGGTGGTCCCATATATGGTAATTTTGTTATCTTGGGTCCTCCGGCCGACTGTATTAAATCCTTGATTTTTTGGAGCACTTCCGGGCCATATTTGGCTAACGCGGCCTCTGCTTCTGGGGCAAGTTTGACAGCGGCTTTGGCACCGGAATCAAAAAGGCCTTCATACATTTCTTCACTGTCGCAACCACATGGGCTAGATCCGCATGATGAGCAAGCGTCTTCATCGCCCATGGTTTGTATAGCAAGCATTTGTGAATCATCGTGAGTCATATCATGCATATGCTCATCGTCGTTTCCCAGTCCAGCCATCTTCAGCAGACCGGCCAACATCACTGCATCTTCATCTGTTGCAGTGACTGTGAGGCTTTTTCTTGGACCACCATGGTCGTCATTGTTCATGCTCATGTTGATGTTCATGCCTTCAGAGATCATGTTTTCCAATTGACGATTCAAACTGTCGTAGATGCCTTTGCCGTAACTGGTTCCGCCGCTGCTCTTGGGTGCTGCACCAGTTGCCACACTACCAGAAGTTGTGGTTTCATCCACTTCTTTTTTCTTCTTGTTTTTCTTCTCGTCGTATTCGATGTCCTTGGTCACTTTCTTGCCGGCACGTTCAGCCCGGCTGTCTTCGCTGCCTCGACGCTGGCCATGGATACCGTCTTTCTTCTTCTCGTCGTATTCAATGTCCTTGGCCACCTTGCGTCCGGCTCGTTCAGCACGACTATCACGCTTGTTGGTGCTTTCTTCGTCCATGGGCATGTCACCGCTCTTTTGATTCTGCATATAGTCATCCACAGCAGTCATCATGTTTTCGATCTTGGCCAACTTGCTTTGCACCCATTCTGGCAAGTTATCGTCATCACCCAGAATCTTTTCCAAGGCCTGTGCATGACGCACCACGGTCTTGATAGTGTCCTTGGCCATGTCGCCTTCGCGATCGTATTCACCCGAATCTTGTGGCTCGATCATGTCTTCGGGCATGTCGCCTTCGTCAGTCATGAGTTTGCTTGTGCCGCGATTGATCTTGGCACCAATCTTTTTGCCCTGACCGGCACCAACCTTACGGCGGCCTAGTTGACCACTTGGTTCATCATCATCAGCACTGGCATCATGACCGGCACCGCTGTAGTTGCCTTTCACTGCACGATGGCGTGTGACCCCTGGTTCTGACGTGTCAATTCTACCACCACTGCTGCTTCTGCGGCTGGTGGGTTCGTCGTCCAAGAAACTTTCTTCCATATCTCGATTGCGGCCACCAGCGGCTTGCTTGGCACCAACAATCTTGTCAGCAAAAGTGATCTTGTCCACAGGAGGTGCCAGTTTGGCAAACTTCTGTTGCTTGGCAGTCATTGGCACGCCACCTTCTGGCAAGTTTGGTTCTGTATGCTTGCCAAGAACATCTTTTATGCTGCCTTTGAGGCTGGTGATCTGATCTCTTGATGGCATGCCTTTTCTCTTGCCATGTGTGTTGATGCTTTTGTCAGCTGACATGCGGAATCCTCGGGTCAATGGATCACTGCCGCCGCCTATTTTGCGTTTTCTGCCAGCATAGTCATCGGGTTTTGGATTATCGTAGTCATCATCCATATCAGGGCCGTACGAGTAGTCTGGTGGGTCCTGTGTGTACAATTTGTCTTTGTACTTGGGATCGCGGTACTTGGCTGCTTCTTTCATATCAGATGTAAACTTTTGACTCTTGTTCAATGTTCTTATAGGATCATCTGATGCATTTGCCGCGTTAATGGCACTTTGTGGTACTTTTGATTGGTTGCCTGTTTTCATTCCGGCCCTAGTTGGGCCCGGAGTGGCAGGACTCCAACGCTTGCCTTTGTTCGGTCCGTCAGTCACGATGGGATACCGACCGTCTGGGCCTTTTGCAGGGGGTGCTGTGGAACCGTCCTCGTCGTTGGGGGCGGATGCAGGTGTTTTTCTCTTGGGCAGCGGTCCGGTATCCTTGCCTACCACGATCATGGAACCTGGCACATTTGGATCTGGTTTTTTTGACGGAGTGGCATCAACTTCTTTCAACTCGTATTGTTTACCACCCACTGTGATTTTTTCACCAGGTTGAATGCCATCTCGCTTGGCCTTGACCACTGCACCCGAAAATGCATTGCCTTCATCGGTCATGCCCTGGCTTTCATCATACTTGTCATATTTGTTGCGAATCTTTTTCATAGTGCTGTCGCTGGCATGATCTCTTCCGGCCTTTTGCAAAGCCTTCATGCCTTGATCACCATATTTCTTTCTGCCAAACGCAGCCTGCAATGCACTTTCGTCCATGTCTTTTTTCACACCTCGAGCAGCAGACTTCATTGGCTCTTTGCGATTGCCGTCCTTGTCCAGATCCAAGAAGTCTGGCTTGCTGCCTTCTTCCACCTGACCCTTGGCTCGCATCTTTGCCAACTGTGCTCCGGCAATTTTGGCACCTTTTTCGCCACCGCCGGTTTTCTTGGCCAATGCAGCAAACCCAGTGGTAGCATTGTTATGCTTGCCCAAGTCACGCTCATTGAGTTGAGTTCTTAAAGCATTGGGTGCAGGCTTCGCCGGAGTGGCTTGTGCAGTTTCGGCCAGTTGCTGCTTGTTGGCCAAGTCGGCCATCTTTTTGTTTAGATCGTAGAAAAAATAATCGCTCATGGTTTATCCTCTTGGTGTTGCGAAAGTAGCAGGCCGTGGCATGCGTTTGATATCAGTCATTGGACTCTTGGTGTCCTGCTTGATGTCATTGGTGGTTTTTGCTGGAGGTGTTTTGCCACCGGCCACTGTGAAATCTGAACGGTATGCATTCTGCAATACTGCATGTTTGTAAGGATCACCGGAGTAATCTTTCTTCAAGGCCTGCTGTTCAGCATTGGGTGCAGGATAATCAGTATCCGCGATCAAGTCCTTGTTCTGTGTGTTGATTTCTGAAATTTCGTTATCAATGCTGTCCACATATGGTTGTGTCAACAGTCGAATCCGGTTGGGGCTTAAACCCAACAGTTGAGCCAGTTGTTGTATCTGTGGTTCAATAGCGGGATAACGAAAACTCACATCCACTGAGGTTACCATGTCATTTTCTTCGTTGGGAAAGTCCTTGAGAAGTCGTTGCACGGGTGTGGTCTTTTTGCCTGACATCCGCACGATGTCAAATTGTTCGAGTTTTTGTTCCAGATCCTTGATAAAGGTTGGCGGCACATCGCCCAGGATCTTGATCCTGTAATCGTATGTGCGTTCCGATTCTGCGAGATAATGGTGAAATTTTTTCATATCAGAGTCCTATGTGATATTTATACTTTTTTGGCATTTGTCTTTCTATCGCCCAACAATCTATCCAACAATTCATTGCGATCCAACACATGGCCCTGGCCTTGCTGTGGCGGTTCTCGATCTGAATCTGCAAGTTTGGCATCCAGATTTGCTTTTTTCAACTGCAAATCGATGATTTTTAACTTTTTGTTCAACTTGGCCTGCTTGGCTGTGAGTGCATGTCCCAGCATGGCACCAGCCACTGAAAAGATTTCAGCAGCAAATCTTGAATCCACATTCATGCCTAGATCCATGAGATCCTTGTAACTGCCTTTGGCCAGATCGGCCAGTTCATCCATCTCTGAGTCCGATGAACTCAAGTCACGCACACCCGGAAGAGCAGCATCAATCTTGTCAATGGCTTCGTCAATTTCAGTCATCACTGACTGGGTTTGTTCGGGAGTGTACACCGGATCCTCTTCAGGATCTCCAGAGGGCGGTAAGTCGAATAACTCTTCAAGTTTGCGGGTCATACCATATTTACCGGATTGATCAACCCGGCTTATGGAACATGTCATCCTCTGTTAGAACTCGGAAGTGTATGCCTGCTCGCCGGCACCAGGCCTGTGCTGCTGCCCATTTGGCATAGTTCACAGCCACAACAGCACGATCTCGACTGTTCATCTTGCTTTCGATTATGCTTTGTTTTTTGGGTTTGATCTCAATCATTTCGGCACGCTGTACATTGCCTCGGGTGCGATACGTGATAAAAAAGTCCGGCACATACATGGAGGGTTTGCCAGTGATGGGATTGCGATAGGGTATGGCTATGCTTTCGCTGGCCCATTGCATCACTGCATCATTGTGGTCGCAGAATCTCATGAATGAATGTTCCCATCCGGATCGATATCTGGGTTTGTTTTTGCCCACATACTTGTTTGGATTGGTGATCACATACTCACCATTGGCCCAGCGACTCATGCCAACACATTCCTTGCGGTATAATAGTTGGGAGTGACCGTGGCTCCAAAGCCCAGCAATGTGCTGGTGCTTCTTATGTTGTTGAGATAATAACACAAAGTCAATGTGATTTGGATAGAGTCTTGCCCTTGTAGATCTTGCAAAATAGTCAACACCGGGGTGCGTGTGTCTTCGGCTATTCTGAACAAGCTCACTGTGAAATTGCCGGCTGCTCGATCAGTGGTGAATACGGATCTCATGTAACTATAAACCACATCATATTCTTCTGCATTGACAAATGTTTCATAACTGTAGAATGTGTCAAAAATCCTGACTGTGAGATCCACATTGGTGTTGAGTGCGTTGACTGTGTCGCCCATGTTATTGTCCTTGGTTGGTGTTCACTCTATTTGGAGGCACAGGAAATATGGCATTCAGCCCGCCATTGCTACGAACTGCGGCCGGAATACTGTTTCTGAGAACACCTTTGAGTGCAATATTGGCTTCTTCATTGACGGATGCTCTGAAATCTTTACCTTTCCAGGTCTGGTTTAGAGTTCCGGCTTTTTGTATAGCACCAATCACACCGGTCAATTGTCCACTCTGCAGATCTTCAATAATGCCAATACCAGCATCCAATATACCACCTTGACCCAGCACAGTTTGTGTGCTGCCTGGTCGTGCCAAGCTAGACCGTACATTGTCATAATAGGCAGGATCAGCAAATCCAACCACATTGGTATCGGGCTTCACACCACCTATGGCACCTTCGTAATATTTCACCAGTTCGTATTCTATGGTCATGGAATTCTGCATGGTACCAGCACCTTCGCTGTAGTTATAGGTGTCATGATCCCAACTTTTGATCAAGGGATTGATCAACACATAACTCACCCACTTGTGCTGGCTTAGCCCATACACAGTGATGTCACGGAAAAATGCCGGCTTGCCTGTCACAGTGTTGCCACTGTCACTGTATGATTCTCCTGCGTATCCCCAGTCGTTCACCGGTCGATCGTTGGCGTAGATATCTCTATCATTGTAAACAAACCCCGCTTGAGATTGCAATTCTCCTATGCTACCATTGGTGGCGCTGGGCGACAGATAAGCCTGTGCCGGATCTTTAAAATAGTAGGCATAGTAGTTGTACCACATGTTACGCACGAGACTTCCACTGTCGTCATGAAAGGTCATGCTTAGTGGACCGTAGTTGATTTTTTTCTGTATCACACGTTTGCGATTGTACTGATTAAGTGTCTCAGTATCCAAAGTAAATTTAGGCAACTGTATGGTCTTGACCATGAGACCAATTTGTACCTTTTCTTCTGTGGGAAATGCGTTGTTCAATAACGGAATACCGGAGTTGATATTAAAGTAAGTGTGGAACAAGAACTTGTTGCGCGGAACAAGTTCGTACCCGTTGGGGAGGAAAGTCCTGGCTGCGTGGGCATAGTCTTTGAGACCTTGCCCGCCAAAAAACTCTTTCTCAAAGTCCTGGCCCCACGCCATGCCAGATTATCCTGTGATCACGTCGTTGACTGTTCTAGCAATAGCAGCACCAACACCAGCACCGTTAGGTGTTTGATTGGCATTGTCATAACGTATGCTTAGAGTGATCTTGAGTGGTTCACCGGTAGCATAAGAAGCTGATCCGTAATCAGCACTCTTGAGATAGCAACCATACAGTTCCCAAGTTTCCAGCACAGTGGGCTCTGCGGCGCCATTGCCGCCATCCAACACTTCAAAGCGTGTGGTAAACTTGTAGTCAATGCCAGATGCAGCTGACGACATTTCCAGGAAGTCCATCTGTTTCTGTAGTTGTTCACCAACAAGTCGACTCACAGCCCCCGAAGCATCATCACGCAATTCGCATGAGACCTCGGTCCAGGTGTATTTTCCTGCTAGATAAAGAGTGCTGTTGTAGATTGGAATGGGGATCTCAGCAAAACTTGCGGTAGGACGTTTGAAAGTCATTACCTGTTTGGTAAGTTCTGTTCGGGGTGTGCTTACTCCGAAATTTTCAAATATCACTCGAAAGCGATAGCTGAGTTTGGGCATGAGCAAGCCTTGGTTGCTCGCGCTTTGATCGCTTGCCAAGGGCACTGTCATTCTTGTTAATGATGCAACGGCCATATTTGTAATCTCCTATGCAGTTATTTACCTCGATCGAGGCCAAAAGAAAAGGGGTGTTTCCACCCCTTTTTCTGTTCTAGCGATGCCGTTAGATGCTGGTTGCAGTGGCGCTGGCTGCATTGGCAATGGAACCTGTGTTCTGGAGACGTAGCGGAATGTAGATGTATTCCACAGCCTTCACTGGTTCAATAGAGATATCAACCCACAGCTCGTTGGCGTCAATTCTTGCAGGTGTGTTGTTTGAATCATCACACACTACCAAGAAGTCATAGATACCACGCTTGGCCACAAGATCAATACACAAGCCATTTATTGAATTGCTGATTTCATTACGGGT